GCGTCACCGGCTTGAGGCCCAGTGCGGCCCCTAGGCCGGTCTCCGCCACGAGGTTCACAGCAGCCGCCAGCTGATTGATGCCGGCGATGATGATCGGCATAACGAAGTTCAGAAACCCTACGATCGCAGCCTGTGCCCCCAGCAAGACTCGGACGAGAATTGGAGCGATGGCATTGGCGATGATGCCCCTGATCCTTCCGAAGCCTGCCTCAAGCTGGCCGAGCGGCCCATCAGGCCCGGCGAAGTTCCTCAGTTGCTCGCCGGCGTTGTTCGTAGCTGTGCTGGCAAAGTCAAAGGCGGCTTTCCATACGATCGCTGCCGCCGCGACCGCCAGCACAGCCGCCAGGATAGCCCCCAGGATGACGAGAACCGGCAGGGCGACCGCTTCCAGCGTACCTACCGCCCCCGTCAGGACGTTCACCGCGCCGGCCGTTCGCAGTAGAGACGCCGGCCCCGTCGCGCCGATGCCAGAAAGAACCATCGACAATTGGCGAAATGGGATGACCGCGCCATCCGCTTTCCGCGTAACGTCCCCAAGCGCCGCCCCACCGGCATCAAGGACCTTGATCGAGCCGTCATCGGTGTAGACGACATGGAGCGTGAGCTGTTGGTCAGCCACTGATACCTCGAATCTGATCGCTCTCGGCCGCCCGCATCAGAAGCCACGCCTGGAGCTGCAAGTCAGTCACGGACGCCTCTGCTTCCGACGGTAGACAACCGAAGTCCTTGCCCAACAAGACGGCCAGCGCCACATTGGGTGCTGTGGTGGTGTTGCCTCGCGCCCATTGCTCAATGGCTCTCAGGCTTTTGGGGAGGTCTGAGACGAGGTTATCTTTTCGAGAATGTCGGTCAGGGCCGCTTGCGATAGATCGAGCAGCAAGTCTCGGGCGTCCTCCAGGTCCGACGGGGTGACCACGAACGGGAGGATGAAATCCACCAGGCCATCAATGGCGTCCGGGCCCGGGTTCGCGGTGATGTTTGCCTGCACATCCATCAACTGCCGCTGACGCTTGAGGAACCCTGGCGTGTTCTCGTCTGGCAGACTGAATGTTAGCTCTACATCATTCATGGCAGTGTCAGGCTCGCCTTCCAACAGCTCAAGAAGGCGGCCTGCGAGCTGTAGACAGGCAAGAGATCGAGGTCAACCGTCGTGATGTCATCGGCGTAGGTGTTGAGCTTGGGGGCCACGATCACCTGGCCGGCAAAGTCCAGATCGAGAGTCTTTGTCGCGTCTGTCATTCGAACCCGCACAGCGAGCCCCAGCGGGCTGACCGTGGCGTCCAACACGTCCCCAAGGTAGGAGAGCATCCCCGCCGTCGCCTCGATGGAAAGGTGCATTGAGCCGGCCCACTTCCCATGCCGGAAGGTATCGGGGGCCTGGTTCCCCAAGTGCCAGACCGGTTTTCTGTTGCCGTTGATGATCGCCTTGAACGTGAAGCCAACATCTGCGAGTTCCGTTGTGCCAGCAGCCGAGGCGATGGGGTCCAGCCACAGAGAGCAGTGATGCCCCATGACAAAGACCACGGATGGGTCCGACAGCGCAGCGAAGGTCGCCCCGTCCGTGACGGGCTGGCCGAAGCACTTGGCGCTGAACTTCACCGCCTCGTTGGAGGCCCCGCTGATCTCGAGCGTGTATGGTAGCACACCAGGAACTTTGAAGAGCCCACCTGTCTGGCCGTAGTAGACGGCCATCGACTGAGGAGCGACAGACTGATCGAGATCGGCAATGTAGGTATGGGGAGAACTCGCATCCAGGCCGAACATCGCATCCAGCCAGTAGCGGGCGTGGTTGTAGTTCAGCAGACCTTCGACCGTCAGCTCAGACCAGCGATTCTTCGTGATCGCCACATGAGCCGGCATCGCATCGCCCCGCTTGTCCATGACCTGCTCTGTCTCGACCTTGGGCTCGATCGAGCAGCTTACGCCGGCAAACTGGATCGTGGCGGCATCACCTGACCCGTAGGTTGCCTCCTGTGAGATTTGCAGCTTCTCGTTCGTGGCAATGTACATGGGTCAGGTCCTCACAATCAGCTTCACGGTCAGGTCGGATGTGCTGGCGTAGGTCGGCGTGCTCTCGGCTACCAGCTGGCCGAACAAGCTCGTTCCCCCGTCTGCCAGGACGATAGGGGTGTCCCCGATGATGTGGCAGCTGGCGTTGTCAGCGAAGCCCTCGTAGCTGGCCGCCAGGAAGTCGATCCGCCCGATGACGTTCGCCAGATCCGCGTCGCTCGGGTCAAATGGGCTATTGTCCGCTGTCGGCGTGAACGTACGGTCAAAGAGAACCAGATGCAATAGGCTGACCTGATTGCCCTTATCAAGCAAGATCGCCCCGACGATCTCAGCCGAGGGCTCGAAAGGCGAGACGACATTCTCAAACTCCAGCAAGCCGCCGACGGCATCACCGGAGGCGTAGACGCCGGCGGTGATGATCGGGGTAGCACTGACAACCTTGAGGGTCATATGTATTCCTCCACAGTCACGTTGCAGTCAACAGCCCAGGCATCCACGTCGGCCCAGAGAACGGGCCCCATCTGGGCCGAGAAGCCTAGCGTGTAGCTCTGACCCGTTGGCGCCCGCAACTCCTTCAATGCCGCCAGGTAACCCTTGACGTAATCCAGCATCGGGCCGGCGTGCTGCGCGACCTCGCCGGCCGTCACCGGCGCCCAGAGGCAAAGATCCCTGATCTTCCAGGTGATCTTCTGGATCTGCCCGATCATCACGAAGGACATTTCTCCCCGGGTAGACGGCAGCAAGATCCGCAGAGGATAGTCCGCCTGGCGGATCTCCAGCTTGACTTGGCCAAGGTTGCGACTCCTCACCCCGCCGATCTCCATCGAAGCCAGGGCGAGATAGACCTCTTCTATGGCGCTTGTCATTGTCGGCTCGCTCTCGGCCCACGATAGGGGGCAAGGAGGGCAATCACATCTGCCGGCAGAGACGACGGGAGCAGTACGGCCCCCTGGTCAGTGACGACAACGGCGTCACCCCGGGTCGTTTCCCGCAGGCTGTAAAGCCACTTGGCCAAGCGCAGGCAGACAAACTCGATGTCTGGGGGCGCCACCATGGAATAGCCCCAGAAGCCCGTAACGGTGATGGGTGGGCTCCAAGACCCCGAATCTAGCACAATCGCCCAGAAGGGGGCTTTTTGGGGCAGGTAGGTCACGCTAGGTGAGCCTGTGATGGCGGAAGGAGCATCCGCCAGCTCCTCGTCCAGCAAAAGCACCGGTCCTTCGAATGGGTCGGTCATCCCAACGTATGCCCTGGCCGGCCGAGTGAAAATGCGGTCCGTTGCCTCTTCGACAGCGAAGGTACGACCGGTGAAGAGGTCGATAGTCCTCGAAGCGGACGAGATCAATGCGGACAGCAAAGGATCGTCGGCATTGCTGTCGAACGATCCGTACTTCCGCAAACCCTCGAGCGTCGTGTACTGCAAGGTGCATCTCCCTGGGGGAGGGTGGAAGTCCCCTCCCCCAGCTCAGGCTAGGTGTCGGACAGGTTGCTGATCGCGTCGGTGTTGACCGCTGCGATCGCATAGCGGACGGACGGGTAGTACTTGATCTCGCCTGTGCCAGCCAGGGTGAAGGGGTCCACCAGGATCTTCACCCCACGCCGCTCAACGAGCGCCAGGGCCTCGGCGCAGTTGATGATGCTCAGGTACTCGATGTTTGCAGCAGCGGCCGCCAACGTCGGCCAGTTCGAGTCGGCGAAGATCCTCTTGCCCATCCAGGTCTCGAATTCGCCGGCGACATCAGGGAAGCTACCGTACGCTCGCGGCGTAGCGATCAGCAGAGCGCGCATGTAGGCAAAGGTCGTGTCGTTGGCGATGACGACTGCGCCATTGCGGTACTGCTGTGGCAGGGCGAAGTACCCCGCCAAGAGCTCGGCGTCGGTCGGGGCGCCGGCGGTCGTCTGCACGCCTGCCTTGTCATCGACGGCGGCGTACATGTCGATGTTCTCGCCCAGGCCGATAGCGCGCCCAACGGCCGGTTCAAGCCAACTCTGGAAAAGGTTCTGATCCTCCAGCAGCTCTTCGGTTGCGCTGAGCATCGTGCCGCGTTTCGCCACCGTCACGGCCAACAGCCCGAACGCCACCGCGTTGATGACGTAGGCTGCGTTCTCGGCGATGGCGGCCATCGCCGTCATGGGCGTAACCTCGCGGGGGATGTTGAAGATCAGCCGCGTCGTCTGCAAGACGGTGATGCCGGCTTGGCGTGCGATCGAAACCAGGTCACGCTTCTCCCAGATCCGGTTCAGCGCGTCCTGGGGGACCATCGGCAAGCCCTCATCCGCCTCTGTCTCTTCGAGGGCAGTCGCCACACGGATGGCATCGCGGTCTGGGACCTGACCATTCCCGAGACGGCCCTTGCGGAGGTTCCAGTAGAACTCGTGGGCCTCTTTCTTGTCCTCGACGGTGATCCCAAGGTCCTCATCCTTCTTGGTAATCCGGAAGGCGGCAGGTCCGCCCGCCTTCGTTTCCTTCGGGACATTGAACATAGCACGGTGAGCAGCTGGGTCTTTCTTCAGCTCTTCGAGAATGGACGCACGCATGGCGACCTTCTCGGCTTCCTTGGCTGCAGCATCGGCGTCGCGCTTCGTGAGCGCAGCGTCGATTGCGGCTTGGATTTCAGGGTCCATGAGACTCCTCACAGCGAACGCAGACCGGCTAGGTTGCTTTCTCTCTGCTTCCTGGGGATCGTCCGCAACCTCACCGGCCTCGAACGCTTCAGGAAATGGGAGATCCAGCTTGTCGAAGATCGCCCTCATAGGCAGGACGATCGCATCATCACTGACCGGCACCCGGCTGTCGCCGGCGTCGAATACAGAGAGTTCGGCGACCGGCCAAACCTGAACCTCGCCCGTGATTGTATCATGCCTTTCGAGATAGTTTACGCTACCCGTAGATGCCCTGGCCTCGCCACGCTTGGCCGCTTCCCAGGTGCGAGTGGACAACTCAGAGTTGTCCAGCTCGGTGGTCATCCACCAGCCCTGTTCATCCTGGCGAACCACCTCAGCAACGCCAAGAATGGGCGGGTTGGCCATCATCCTCTTTTGTGGCGAGAACCCATGCATGTAGAGCGTCGGGCGCTTATCGCCGATCGCCAACATGACCTGGGAGCGTTTGCTGAACCACTGCTTTAGCCGATCGAGCCTAGTCGGGGATCCATAGGGGATAGCCAAGACTTCCAACTTTCGCCGCTCCCCATCGAGCACGGCCCGGACCGCCCCGCCATCGGCAAATCTCATCTGCTGTGTCATCGCTTACCCCACAATTCAGCCGCCCTATGTTTGAGCGTTTCGACGAAGATGTCAACTTGCTCCTCGCCAATCTTCTTGATCCGCTTCCAGCCATAGGGCCACGCGAACGGTTGCCTCTTCCCCATCACAAAGCCAGCGTAGAGCGCAGGGTTTTCGGCCAGGAGTTCGTCAGGGCGCCCGGCCCCACCCTGCACTCGGGGCTCCCAACCAGCTCCAAGGGCACCGGTGCGCTCGTACTTGCCGGTCTCAATCCGCACCAGCTTGCCCCCCCGCCGTCCCTTACGCACGATGAAATGCCTGCCAGTCGGGACCGGCGGAGGATAGATCCTGGCCTCATCAACGATCATGGTCCCAAGCTGAGGGAGCACAGGGTCGATGAGCGTCTCGGCCTCGATAGCTGTCAGGGCGCGGTTCACCCTCGCCAACTCCGCCTGATCTACACGGACCCCTACGTCTGTCATTGAAACACTGCCTCGACCTCTGCCACGGACTTGGCGAGTTTCAACTGCGCCCGGATTGCAACCTGCTCGCGCAGAGAAACTTCATCAGTTTCGAACGGCACATCGGCACTCTGTCCGGCCCGGATTGCCTTCAACGCCTTGCGAGACCATGACCGCAGTACCGGCAGCTGAGGCTCCGGAGCCGGTGGCTCAGACGGCGCAGCACTCTCCGGCCAACCCATCTGGGCGCGGGCGAACTCCTGGCTGATAGTGCCTCGTTGCACCGCCCTGTCGAGACGATCCCACTTAATGGTCTGCGCTTCCTGAAGCAACTCAATCTGATTAGGGAGAAACTCGAACTTAACAGATGGGTCGATCCTGGAAACCAGATCCTCGTTGATGACATCCGCAATGTACTTGCCCCGCGGGATCACGATCTCTTCCAGCAAGAAGCGGCGGGCCTCTGCGACGTTGGCATAGGTACTCTTAACCATCGCGCCGACCAGAAGATAGGGGACGCGCAAGCCGGCGCAGATGTCATTGCGGGCGCTCTCGCGCAGCTCAACGAGTGCGATCTCTCTCAGGCTGGTCGATAGGACCTGGGCCTTCAAGCCCTTATCTACCATCCCGACCTTGCCCGCCTTCTTGCTGCCACGGAAGGTCTTGTTCCACCAAGCGAGCGTCTTTTCAAGCTGGGTCTGTTCAACAGTTTGCTCGGTGGAGAGGAGCAACGAAGGCGTTGCATCGTTGGCCAAGAACGCCTCGATGTAGCGCCCGCTCTCGTACTCGATCTGGATCGCATTGCTGACCACATCGAGCAGTGGCTTGCCGGGCAAGAGGTCGCTGCCAGGCAAGTACTCCTTGAAGTAGACCAGCTCTTCTCGAGCAAACCGATTGACGACCTTGCCATTGATGGTCTGCGTGAATTGGAGTTCACCCGCAGGGGTAGCCTTTACAGCGATCGTCGGGGCATCAAGGTGCTGCAGCACATCGCCATCGAGTAGCCAAAAGCTCTTACCGAAGGTCAGGAGGTCAATCTCGGTGGCGGCCATCGCTTCGGCATAGTTGCTCTCGCGGCCGAAGTCGGTTAGGAGCTGAAGCAGAGGGTGGTTCTCCTGGGTGATCCCGTCCTTTGCGATCCGCCAGGGCAATCCGGCCAGCTCCTGCGCCCTGATGTTCATGGCGGCGTGAGCCCAAGCCGACTTGACGTAAGCCTTGGGCGACGTACCACCCTGGCCGGACGTCAGCTCGAAGGAGCCCAACCCCGGGATGTCTAGAACGCGATAGGCCGAACGAGGGGAAACGATCTGGTTGGTCGGCAGCTTCATCATGTCAATTATACCCCCTAACTCGCCATTGAAAAGACCCCGGCCTTGGCCTGATGGAGCATCAGCATCCGGGCGATGATCGTGTCGTCGTGAAGCGCCTCCGGAGCGTTGTAGCTGATCTGGCCCTGGATTGTCACCCTGCTCTCGTATCCCTCCAGCTCCCGCCAGCCGGGATCATCCTTGACCCACTTCCACGACCGCTGTTCGAAGGCCAGACGCAGGCCGCCAACCAGCTGCGACTTGCTGGCGTTGGTCATCATCAGGCCGTACACCGGCACACCGTCTTCCCGAAGCTGCTCCATATTCGGGGTGCCCATCGCGTTCTCTTCGCTGAGAAGCTCAGGCCGCATACTGGCCCCCTCCAGCTGGAGATAGAGACCCCGGATGATGTCCCGCTGGGCGGGGTAGCTCTCCGACTTCCAGCGGCGCAGCAAC